AAATATAGAATAGGCACACTCTTTTCTTGCGTTCCCCGAATCATACCCAGCGATAAATTCTCTTTCGCTTTGATAATAAGACGACAGTTATTAGAAATAAAAGGAGGAGACTGGTCCTTTGGCCCGCAATGGTATTATGATTTGATACTATTTAATGAAGAAGTGCAGCGGGTTGTAGAAGTAGATCTTGACGAACTAATAAAGTGTGGTATTATGGAAGTCATCTCAGAGGGACCCGATGAATTACAAGAAGCAACTAAAAAAAAGAATAAAAGAAATACAGCCAGCAATCAAAGTTGGAAAGATTAGGCTCTCGGGGTGTTCCTTCAGAGTCGTTATAAAGAATACAGATATAGATATAAGACAACTGGAACACGAACTGAGAGAAGTTCTATCAATGCCGGGGCTTGTTTTGGTTTCGCGTGGAGAATAATATGATTTTTATTTCTGAAGATGAAGAGCTAGCAACAGAGGCGGAAGAGGAGGCTCAAGAAGAAGACCTCAAGCCAAAGCCTCCGCCCCCTTTAGCTCCTAGAGGTATTAAGACATTTACGGTCTGCCGACAAGCAGATGAGACAGGTGTTTCAGGCACAGGTGTCGTAATCGAGGGGGCCATCTTTGCTACTGGGCAGGCTATTATACACTGGCTTTATCCTCCACCACGAGGCGGAATTGCTATCTTCGATTCTCTAAATGATTTTCTAAAGGTTCATGTTCTACCTCACAAGGAAAACAAGACCATCATTACGTTTGAAGATGGTGAACAGCAGGTTTATGACTAATTAAAACATGGATAATAAAAAATGGAAGGCCTTCCTTAACGAAGAAGTTAGGGTAAAAGTACGCGGTTACGTTAGGCCTGCTAACCAATTTCATACTCTTGCAACGTGGGAGTCTGCTGTAAATCAAATGCTCGCGCTGCAGGCTGAGGGAATGTCAGTTAGAGGTGGAGTGATAACAGTTGACCCCACCAAGCCAGTGCAATCAGATAAGTGGCTAAAACTAATAAATCATTTTTTTGGATACCTCTTAACTGTAGAGGCTGAGAGGTTTTCTCTAACTGAAAAGAATGTTCTAGACTTTATTGAAGATTTTATTAACCATCGTTTCTGGTCTTTGCGTACCCAATACCAAAGTTATTTTCCTAACATAGAGGCTCTTAGGTTTGCTTTTTTGTTTTCGCGAGGAGATATTGAACCATATGTAATGGTGGATGATGTGTTCACCACGCAGTTCTATGGCTCTGATTATAACGTGAGGCAGGTTAAACATTACACATCACAGCTTGGATTAAAGAAGATTCTATCCTCTATCGAGAATCAAGAAGACTTTGATGTTTCTACGTTTACAATGATGTCTTCCCCATTTTTTAGAGATGAATCAAATTTAATTCTAACACTGGAGGCGAATGTTCGTGCAGCTTTCCGTAGTGATGTAAAGTCGCTGGCTCTCAACAATGGGCGTCGTGCTGTTAACTTGCACCGTCTGGACTACCCTGGTCCCGATACAAACATTTGCTTAAGCATAGATTCATGCGATGGTGAATTAAAGACTTCACTGTGGAACGAAATAATAGCAACCCCACTGAAGATTTTAAACATAAGTATAGTCGAGGAAGAGGACATGGTTGTCTTGAGCGAAGTAGAGAAGTATCAGCGGAAAGTCCGTGCTCGCCACAACAAAATGAAGAAAAGACTAATAGGAATGGGTGGTGCAAAGAATACCACTCCTTACGTAAAGAAACCCTCTATGAAGAGGAGTAAGAGCGCCCCTGCAGGTTTTGGTGGCTCTTAGTGCAAAAGCATGTTATAATAACTTCATATACGGTGGATGACCTAGAATGGGAATCTAGCGATGATTACCAACAAGTGAAGGAGAGACATGGCACGGAACCAATTTATTTCATCTATGAGAGGTCTTGGACAGGCCATAATGTCCACACCAACATACCAGACCTTTATACAGAAGGCGGAGAATGTAGTATTATCAGGCGTAAGTATCGGACTTAAACTACTTTACATTTACGATGATAAAAGAAATAGAAATGAATATTGGTGATTTGGTTGTTGCTACCGACGCCAGCTTTGAGGGTGAGATGGCTCTTAGCGTCGGCACCCCCGGTCTCATTAAACAAGTGGAACATGGTGGCTCATTTTATGACCCACAAGTTCTAGTCTTCTGGATGCGCTATGGATTTCAAACCTGGGAACATCCTGAAAGTGTTAAAGTTGTAAGTTCTGTGAAAAACTAACTCTTTGATTTTTTATCCCCTAGTTATTAATAGGGGTTAAATATGTGAGGAATCTACTGAATCTTATAGGGCAAACTTTTGTTATCAGTGGATTTGTATTATTTTTACTTGCGGTTCCTTTATATTATTTCTATCCTCCTTTATATACAGAGGCAGAGGACCATGCAAATAATTTAATTTTTCTCACAAGTTTAGCTTCTTTGTGGGCTTATGGGGGAATGGTTCCTTTGGTTTTAGCAAGTTCTAATAATGAAATTAAAATTGGAGACTTGGTTAAGTGGGATAAGTCTATTAACCCTGGCGTAAACTTAAAAGAAAATGCTCTTGGTATAGTGGTGGATGTCTTTGAGGATGCTCCCATAGGCTGGTATAATGAACAAGGCGAGCGAGAAACTGCTTCACGATACAAAGTTTTTTGGCAAGATCTTCAATCATGCGGGTGGCATTGGAAAGAAGATATCGCTCCTTATGCGAGTGGTTCGTAAGAAGGGGAAGGCTTTATACATGTCAATGAATGATTGGGAAATAGAGTGGGCAAATACCTTAGGACCTTCAGCAGACGTACGCCCTCAGTGCGACGACTTTGAATATCAATTTGAAATAGGGGATTTGGTAAAGGTGGCTCCGGGCTTTTATGAGAGAAAGTTGAAACCTGGAGATTTAGGGGTTGTAGTTAAAAGAATAGTAATGTATTGTAATCAAGTGAAGTCTGATGGTCCGGCGTACAAAGTCGCTTGGCAACAAGACAAGGGGCCGTGTAGTCCTATGAGGGAGTTCAAACTTGTGCCAGCCAAAAAGTCAAGATAGTCTGAAGGTGGGATGTCTCGTAAGGCATGTTGAAGACCCAGACTTGCAGGGATTTGGGCCGGGAGTTATAACTCATGTTACTCCGTGCCCCAAGACCAGTGTCCAGATAATTAGAGTTGCCTGGCAAAGACCCTTTGCTGATACTATCTTCTATCCTCATAATCTTTTTACAGCGGACGGTCTTACCTTAATAAGTGAATAATTACTAATGAAAATCAAACTCGGTGATTTAGTTAAACCTAACCATAACTCTCACTTCTGTGACGTTGGGATTGTAACTGATATTAAAAAGGAGAAAAGGGCGCCAACTATGATTAAAATATATTGGCAAAAAAGTAGAGTAAGTTCTCCTTGGTTACGTCCCGGTTTATTCAGGAGGATAAAGCGAGACAGTTACCCCGATGGGGGGCGGGCTCTTTAAGGAAGTCTCACTTGATTCTTTTGCTTTGTTGTTTGCGTTTGGCGAGTGAGTGCAGGAGCTGGCCCCCCATCATTTTATACTGGACAAGAGGCTCGTGACGATGATAAGATACTCGGTAGATATTGGAGCAAATCTATAATATGACTATTGACGTAAGCGAGAAGCTACCCATTAAGGAAGCCTGCGAGGCAATGGAGGACTTCCTAGATGATTGCATTATTGACAATGAATACGATGTATTCTATAAAGGAGACCCAGCGGGCCTTCGGATTCGAGTGCGCCTTGAGCGCTACGAGGATGATACACAAGAGGATATCACAAAATATCTATATCAATTTATGAAGTTTCACGGTTATGATGTGGTAATACTTCATGTGCCCAATGGATATATTGAAGCCTTTCCAAAGGATAGGGAGCTATCATAATGAATATCTTTGCGATTGAATCGGATACAAAAGGAAATATTGATTGGGTTGCCTCTGCTAAATCCCAAGACAATTATCGTGTTGTAAAGATGATTCTTGAATCTGTACAGATGCTTTGCACCGCGTTGAACCTTCAACATGGACATCAGATTTCTCCGTACAAGAACGCTCATGCAAGACATCCGTCTACACTTTGGGTGCGAGAGTCATCAGCTAATTTTGAACTGCTTGTCGAACATACGCTTGCAATGCTAGAGGAGTATACTGAAAGGTTTGGGAAGGTGCATAAGTGTGCTGCAGTTCTCGAAAAGGTAATTGATATTTACGACCCATCACTATTCTCCACGCACGAAGAGACACTTCTCCCCTTGTGTATGCCTGAGGAATTTAAATCAAATAATATTGTAGAATCTTATCGGCGCTTTTATGCAAGCAAGCCTCGCATCAGATACCCAAAGAACAAGATACCTGTATGGTTTATGGAGCTTAGAGGGGCTACTCCTTTTCAAATTATTTAAATGGAATATAACGTAGTGGTATTTTTAATCATAATGTTTTGGCTTTGGACAGCACTATATTAATATAGGGAAGAAATTTATCATGGACGTGTCAATTGAAGAACTACAAGCTTTCTGGGATGAGTTAGATAGAATCTATAATGTTCTAAGAGAAGAGTATCGCAATGCTGACTTGGAGCTATTGCGAATAAAAATGTTAGGACTTCGCAGTGAATTAAAGTTTTTTCTTGACTCCCGTGAGACTCTCTGATATTATGTAGGTGTTTAGTGGATGGAATTAAAAGTTGGTGATTTAGTTCGTCGCTACAAGTTTGATTGTGTTGAGGGCCCGGCAGCCCCACTCATAGGCATAATCATACGTATTGTCGAACAAGAACCATACCATCGAATGATACATGTACTGTTTGGAAATAAGATACGACGCTACAGTGAGACCTATGGCGCCCAAACATCATTAAAGGTGATAAGTGAAAGTCGGTGATTTAATAAAATATACTTCGTGTTTAGATGATGAGTACATTGGTCTCATTATTAAGCAAGATAGAACGGAGACTATTGTATCCTGGGTACACCTAGACAGCAAAGAAAGTATTGACAGATATCCCCCTCATAGAATAGAAGTAATCTCTAAAGGCTCATAGCTCAATTGGCAGAGTTCCTGGCTCTGAACCAGGCGGTTGTAGGTTCGAATCCTACTGAGCCTATACTTCTTCTGGGCTCGTAGCTCAATGGTCAGAGCAGTCGGCTCATAACCGATTGGTTGCAGGTTCGAATCCTGCCGAGCCTACCAAACTTTTTTAAAATAAACATTGACATCCTCAAAACACTGTGAGATAATACGACCACAATCAAGGAAGGAAAACAGCAATGCACCCTATCTATGCAGGAATTATTCTCGCACTAACTTTCTTCATCCCGCTTACATCGCTGAGCCCATTTCTCAGTCCAGGGGCGCGTCAAATCTTGTTTGACCTCTGGATTAATAAAGGCATCCCTCTAAATCTCGGGATGTGCATTGGCCTATTCATAGGAATCGATGTCGAGGCAAGAGCCCCCATCCTCGCTAAGCAAGAAATCAAGGAGGCAATCCGAGAGGGACTCAGAAAAATTCAAAATAACTCTTGACAGTTTCAAAATATTCTGGGATAATACAAAGCATCAAACATGGATCTGTAGCTCAACGGTAGAGCATCGGACTCTTAATCCGCTGGTTGAAGGTTCGAATCCTTCCAGATTCACTCATTTAAACAAAAGAAAAGGAAACATAAATGAAGCTTATTAATAATCTAATTGCACTACCTCTTATTATCGGTCTTGTGGCGTGCCCCATGGCATGTGCCCCTGAGACTCCTGACGATGACGATAGTGCCGAAGGAGATGATGATGACAGCGCAGACGAGAGTGGGGACGATGACGATAGTGCTTCTGCTATCATGGGAGGTCCTAGCATCTTTATTGAGAATGATTGTGACGACATGCTTGATAATGACCGCGATGACTACACCGATTGTGCAGATTCAGACTGCACCGATGCGCCAGACTGCAACGGATTTTAATTTTTCTCTTGACAATCTATAGGCCGCTTGATATTATTTAAACACCAAATGAAAGGAAAACAAAATGTCAATTCGTGAAAATAACTATTCAACTCGTAACATGAGCTTCTCAGTCCGCCAGGGGGACACTTCAAAGCGTGCAGGGGCTAATCGCTTCACCCTCACTACTACCCCCGATGACTGGCAGAGTACCACTGCTACTGTGAATATGACCATTCGGGAGGCTCGCTCTCTGCAGCGCTTCCTTAACCAGACTCTCTCGTAGGTTTTCTATGGAGGGCGACCAGAGCCACTTGGCTCTAATCAGTGCTTATAAAATTCTTTTATAACCTTCCTATGAGTTTATAAGCTATGTCCCGCAGGGAGGCACGGGGTTACAGGTGCCTCTTTCTTAGAAAGGTAAATTATGTCAATGGTTCCAGAGTGTCCAGTATGTGGTGCATCCATCACAATCAACATTGACAATGAAGTCGGTGAGCTTATTGATTGCGAGGAATGTGGAGTAATGCTAGAAATCACCTCTATAGACCCACCAGGGATTGACGAGGCCCCGGAGGAAGAGGAAGACTGGGGAGAGTAAAAAAACCTTTATGTATAACTATGTTATATATGGGGGAGTTGGAGACATAATGAGAAATAAGGAGCTATGGGTGACATTACTTTCCTTTGCGGTAATGTCATTTATAGCGGGGATGGTGGCGGGATTAATTCTTTCTCATTTATAGTTTCCTAAGAATAGATGAAATATAATGTAGGAGACTTACTGCGCGAAGATAAAACTTCTTGGAATGATTTAGCTAATCCCTACTCGTGGAAAGACTACGGAGTAGGGATTATTGTAAGTATCGATAATATAAAAGGTATAGCAGAGATTCACTGGTTTGAGATAGGAGTGACCTCTTTCTATAAGTTTAGAAATATGGATATGTACTTAGAAGTAATTTCTACGGCTAAGTAAATTATTCTTTTGGCATCTTCGTTAACTATATTATATGTTTAACGGAGACAAGAAATGAGCTATCAACCATTACAAAACGGAACAAAAGTAGTTGTTCACACTATGAGAGACAGTCGTCATGGCGTCGTCCTCAGTTCTGTTGATTCACTATATAAAATTAAACTTGACAGTGGTGATGTCGGCTGGTATGTTAGATATCAGATTGACCCAAACAGGAGCCAGATATGGCGCAATGCAAAAAGTGTTTAGACTTTTATTCAGATAAGCGCAAGGCAATCGGATATGATACCTGCCTTCAATGCGGAAGTACAGACTCCGCACGAGAGACAATCAGGCGAACGAGATGCGTGGCCCCAGCTTTTAACAAGGGAGCGTATCAATATGTAACGTCCTCTGCTGCTGCAAAGGATGTGGGGAGGTAACATGATGGACGATGCATTGCTGAAGGAAGCCCTTGCTCTTCTGCGCGAGGAGCCACCACAAAGAGGCGATATTGTATATCATTATGATGAACCTGATGTGCTTGGCTTGGTTGTGAATGTAAAGGACCCAGGTATGTGGAACAAAGCAGAAATTATTTGGGAGGGTTCAAATATTTCTGAGTGGCTTTTCACAAAGTGCCTAAAAGTTCTTGACAAAGCGTACAACTAATTGTTATCCTTCAGTCAGAAAGTGGAGGAAGTGATGCGAGTAGGCGACTTGGTTAGGCTTTCAGACGGCAGTACGCTGGCTTTGGTTACCAACATCAACAAGAGCGGCACATGTCGCGTCATGACGAGCCGGGGTTTCTTTCTGGCCTTGGTGCCCGCACAGGTTAAGGAGGTGGTCAATGCAAGTCGGTGACTTGGTACGATACACCGACTACGATACGGAACACAAGCAGGGTGTAAGGGTGACGGGCATCCTTATCTCCCTCGGCAAGAGTAGGTGGGGTGAACCCCTGTGGCGCGTTAAGCACCTACCTGGACATCATCCCTTTACCCACAAGGGCGGATGGAAGCAGCCCAAGGACTTGGAGTTGGTAAGTGCGAGTAGGTGACTTGGTAAAAGATAAACTATGGGGAGAGTTCGGCATAGTAGTATGTGTGCCGACAATGCCTTCTATGATAGAAGTTTGCTGGACTGGAGAAAAGCCCAGAAGACAAAAGCATCTTTCGGGGGAACTTGAGGTGCTCAGTGAAAGTTCTTGACTTCCTGAAAGCCTTCTGGTAAACTGTATTCAGAAAGTGGAGGTGTTCAGTGCGAGAGTATGAAGTAGGTGACTTGGTAAGGTATTATTCGGAGACAGCGCACCAAGAGTATATCGGCATCATCACTGAGCCCGACACCATAACGTGGTTTTGCGATGGTGAGAAGGAAGACGTAGATAACTACGCGGACTTCCCCCTGGAAGTGATTAGTAAGAATAACTCTTGACTTCCCAGGGACCTTCCGCTAGACTGTATTCAGAAAGTGAGGGAGCATGAGCATTCAGCCAGGCGATCTAATCAAAACTACTCGTGCTAGCATCAGCGGCATCCCCGTGGGAACGGTAGGTCTTGTAACCGAGCGGCATTCTGTCAAGGGCGGCAAGCCCGGTCTCGTTGTCTATGTGCTCAAGCTTCACGGCATTGGCCGCACTCGCCGCCTCTTAGAAGAGGACTTGGAGGTGGTCAATGCAAGTAGGTGACTTGGTTCGCGTGCAGCTCCCCGCCTGTGTAGAATATATCGCCGTCATTACGCGCCTTAATGGAAGAGGAAGCGGTCTTGCTCGCTCTGTTGATGGCAGGTTCCCTGGCTGGGAGCACTGGGTTGCTCCCTGGAGTTCGGAGGTTATCAGTGAAGTTTGAAGTAGGTGACTTGGTATTCATGCACAATGTAGAGAACTTGGGTATCATCATTGATAAGAAGTTTAAAGGAATAAAAGATATTGACAGCGTTGCCACGTATCAAGTAAAGTGGTTTTACACATTGGCCGATGACTTCAAAGGACATAGAGGCGCAGGCAATTGGTACTACGAGCATCATGTTAGCTCAGTTAATAGATATCTAGCAGCGAGGTAATAATGACACACCTAGCATCCCGCAAGAAAAGTGAAGAGATTCAAGTCGGTGACTTGGTGAGGCACACCGCAGGCAAGCAGCTCGGCGCTGGCTTGGTAACACAGGTCTACTCTGATGTTGACCTAATCAAGGTGCTTTGGAGTAACAGCAACAGAATCGGAGGTTGCAGCCGCCCGTACTTGGAGGTGGTCAATGAAGGTGGGTAGCCTAGTAACGTGGCATGAAAGCTGCAGGATGCAGCTGGATGTTGGCATCGTCCTGTCACTTGATGACGTTCCCTATGAAGACGAAGAGGGCATTGTCATGGCTTATGAAGGCGCGCTTGTAATGTGGTCTCGCCCGCCCCGCCAAGAATGGCTCCATCAGCTAGATTTAGAGGTGCTCAATTAATGGAGGTAGGCAAACTATATAGAATCACCTATGGAGATTATACACAAGTCGACAACAGGAACCGATACTTAGGTAGGCCCGTTGTTTACTTGGGTGAGCAGATGCAGTGCCTTGATGGTAGGCCTGGTTCTCCAAAAGTCATTGGGCATAAACTGCTGCTCAATGGTGAAGTAATATACGTAGACTCTAACTTTTTGGACTGTTTAAAAGAAATTCCTTGACCAATTAGGTTCACCCTGCTATAGTTCAAACACAATCAAGTGAAGCCGGGAGAGAAGCATGACAACCAGACGCTGCGGATATTGTCAAAAGACGGGACACAATCGTGCTACTTGCCCCACTGAAAAGGCAACGATTGATGTGCTCCGAAAGCAATCCCCGGACAGTCTAACCGTTCGCCACTACGACCGTATGCAATCTATGCGGAGGGAAGGTCGTAAGCGAGCTGTCCGCAATCGTAAGTGTACCTTTTGTGAACGTCCGGGTCACAACCGTCGAGGTTGCCCAAGCCTCAAGGCAGCAAAGCAAGCTTGTTACGAAGCAAATCGACGGTCGCGTCCTGCAATTCTAGAGTGGATGAAAACCATTGGCTTGGCCGAGGGTGCCCTAATGTTTGCACATGTTAGTAAGTATGACTATGAGCAAAGGGCTTACGTTTATGTGCCCGCCCAGTACATCGTCACTGGAATCAATTGGAGGTCGATAAACTTCAACTATAGCATGGAATGGGATATCTTCGACCATATCGATGCGAAGTGTATGCTGACTGGAGAAAAGAAGTTTTTTGCCTTGCCAAGTGAGCATCATTACGCTAATCTTCTTGCAGCTTTCAAGGAGGGCCAAACAATTAGGAATGCAATTGTCCTTGGGCCTGCACCCAATAGCCCGTGTCCCCCAAAGGGATGGCTTAATTCAAAGCCCTCCACCGCTAATTTCGCTCATAGATTCTATGATGCGAAGTGGAATATAGACTCGTTCCAGAACGCAGTCATGTTCACCGATGCAGTTACCACAGATGCCTGGAAGGAGTTCGTTCACAATGACAGCTGAAGACATTCATAACTGGGAGCCTAAGAAGCTATTCCATGCTACAGCTGACAGACTAGAGGCTGCTCGTCATGTTATTCCTACAAGTATGCAGTCGCGTTGTGATAGGATTATTACTGACTATGAAAAGCGTATTGTTGAAGACCGTATCTACTACTGGGCTTCTGAAAGAATGCGAGAAATTTATAACAAGTTTTCTCCTGAAGAAGTGAAGTACCGAGAGGAGTTTAAAACTAACTTCCCCGGCAAGAATGCCGATATCTTCAGGGCGGCTTGCAAATATTATAGGGGTAGTGGCTATTATCACATCATTGTCTCGGTAGTGCCAGATGCGTTTATTGATGGTGACGATGATGCACACACCCCAACACCAGATGATTTTAAGACCTTGACACAGAATAACCATTTCCCTAAGATATGGGCAGCCCAACAAGCGAAGCCTCGATATGAAGTGGGCGACTTCATTTGCTTTCGAGCACGTAGCTCGCTGCCTGTTGAGAACCCTTTGATTGACCTAATTCCATGGAGGCAGCGAGATGGTCTATGGCAGATGAAGCAGTTCGCTGGCAAGCCGGGGTTTATTATGCAGGTGTCCCCAGTTACACCCAGGAGTGCAGCCAAGAATTCGAACATTTATAAAATTCTTCTTGCAGGTAAGAGCACTCCGATGTATGTTGAGGAGCGTCACATCAAGAAGGGCAAGCTTCCCAAGAAAGCTTGATGAGAGATATAATCCCAGGAGACCTAGTTCAAAGTTTGTTTGACAACGCTGTTGGGCTTGTGCTAGAAATAGAACCAATAGAGTATCAGGAAGAGTACGGTGCCTCCTGGGTGGTCGTTCTCTGGTCAGACTGGCGGGGAATATTATGGGTCGAACGTGACTGTATTAAAGTAATCAACAGAGCAGAAATAAATTAACTTTAACACTTGACAGCCTAGTTACTTTTAGGTATAACTAAACCACAACCAACCACCAAGAGGTGTTTACAATGGCAGTTGATTTCAAGACTTTTCTCAGCGTAGTTCCTTACGTTACCTCTGTTAACAAGCCCGTCCTCCTTCGGGGGCGCCATGGCATCGGCAAGTCTCAGGTCGTCTATCAGTACGCCGAAAGTGTTGGCCTGCCTGTGGTCGAGCGTCGTGCCTCGCAGATGACTGAGGGCGACCTCATTGGCCTGCCGAGCATCGATGAGGACCGCACTAACTGGAACCCCCCCAACTGGTTCAAGACCGCATGTGAGCAGCCCGTGGTGCTCTTCCTCGATGAAGTTGACCGTGCCACCATCGAGGTGCGACAGGGTATCTTTGAGCTTACCGATAGTCGCAAGCTGAATGGTCACACCCTGCATGATGGTACGCTTATCTTTGCCGCTATCAACGGTGGAGAGCATGGTGCTCAGTATCAGGTTGGGGACATGGACCCTGCAGAACTGGACCGATGGACCGTGTTTGATGTCGAGCCCAGTATCGAAGACTGGCTCAACTGGGCCAAGACTAACGTGTCAACTATGGTCTGGGATTTCATCAATCAGAACCGCCAGCACCTTGAGCACAATGATGAGTTCGAGCCCAACAAGGTCTATCCCTCCCGGCGCTCCTGGCATCGTCTTGATGAGTGTCTACAGGCTGGTCAGCTTCTGGGTGACAAGCCAGAGTCCACCGCAGTCTACAGTCTTTCTACCGCGTTTGTCGGCTTCGAGGCAGCTGTCGCATTCTCAGACTTCGTTGCCAACTATGAGCGCCAGGTCACTGTGGAGAATCTGCTTGACGAGGGGCGCCTTGACATGGTAGAAGACTTTGGCATCAATGAGCACACTGCAATGATTGACAAGCTGGAGGCCTCAGGAGTGTGTGACAGTGAGCTGAGTGCAGCCCGCATTCAGAACCTGGCTAACTACTTCGTCACCCTTCCCAGCGAAGTGGCCATGAAGCTGTGGAGTCTACTTGGCAATGGTCCTCTTGAGAACACTGTTGCTATCCACAAGGCACAGGCTGCGAGCGGTATGAAGGTCAGCGCTTACCTCGTAGAGATTCTTGGAGATGGGAACAAGGACGAGGATTAATTCTTGACAATGGCTAACAGTCCTGATAATCTTAACCCAACATTGGGAGATGACATGACAGCAACGCCCGAGCAGCAGGAAGCTCCTGCGAACGAGTTCAACCTAAACATGCACACCGCTCGTCTACTGATGAACGAACCGTTCTTTGCGGGGATTTCAAGGCGAGTCGACAAGCGGCCCAACCGTGGCATCCCGACAGCCGGTGTGCGTGTCAACCCTGATTCTAGTCAGTTTGAATTGTTGTACAATCCAGACTTCTTTGCTAAGCTTTCAGACACCCAGAAGCTTGGTGTCCTCAAGCATGAGTTCTATCATCTTGTATTCGACCATGTTACTGGCCGCAATCCATCCCCTCCAGCAGAGGATGGGGGGCCTGGCGAGTTCTCGAAGCTTTGGAATTATGCTACTGACCTGGCTATCAACAGCCATCTCAGGGGCGAATTGCCAGACATGTGCCTCATGCCTGGTGAGAAGGAGTTTGCGGACTACCCTGCGGGCATGAGTGCGGAGTGGTACTTCGAGAAGTTGAAGAGCGACCCCCCTCAGCCTCAGGGAGGGGAGGGCGAAGGCTCTGGTGATGGCTCTGGGCAGTTCGATGACCATGGTGGCTGGGACGATGTTCCTGGCGACGTTAAGGAGAAGGCAAAGCAGCGCCTGAAGGATGTCATGCGGAAGGCCGCCGAGGAGGCTAACAAGTCCAACAACTGGGGCTCTGTTCCAAGTGAAGTCAAGAAGGATATTATCAAGAGCCTAAATTCTACGGTTGACTGGCGAAAGGTTCTGCGCTACTTTATTAAGACCTCGCAGCGAGCCGACCGAGCTTCAACGCAGCGCCGTCTCAACAGGAGGTTCCCTTATATTCACCCAGGTCGCAAGACCAGAAGGCAGGCCAGTATCGCTATCTCGATTGACCAGTCTGGCTCCGTATCTGATGAGATGCTGCAAGCCTTCTTTGCGGAGCTTAACACGTTGGCTAGCCTTGCTACCTTCACAGTCATCCCTTTCGACAGTGATGTTGCACATGATGATATCTATGTCTGGAAGAAGGGAGATAAGAAGCAGTGGACACGAGTTCGGTATGGCGGCACCGATTTCAATCCGCCTACCAAGTATGTGAATGAGAATGACTTCGATGGCCACATTGTTCTGACTGATATGTGTGCCCCAAAGCCTATGGCTAGCAAGTGCCAGCGCATGTGGATGACTAGCCGATACTACGCAGAGCGACCCTACTTTTCTACGAATGAAAGAATTATTGCTATTGACACCGATGGATTGTAGGTGATATAAATATAAACACCCTGACAGAAGAGGTGAATATATGGAAAGCCCAACCACAGGCAAGTTCATAGATGCCCAGGTAGGTTCTCTGGTCCGGTGGACGCACCCACTGGGAATGACGAATGGAGTCGTTATGGAGATAGTAGAGAGTGGGCGTGAGGCCTTTATTACCTGGCTTGACCATCAGGGGCATGGTTACTATCCGCTTGACCATCAATATCTCGTGCTTCTTTCAAAATAGTTCTTGACAACCCAAAGCAACCTTTGTTAATATGATTGCAGAAAGTGAGGAGACGAGATGCCCAATTGGTGTGATAATTCAATTAATATTCGAGGACCAGGCGACCTCATTAGGCAGCTCTGGGAGGATGCGCAAGTCGCAAACGAAGGCAGCTTCGGACTACTCCAAGCAATGGTTCCGATGCCTGTCGAGCTGAAAGATACAGCAGCCCCAAGCGATGGCCCAAACTGGTACGACTGGCGCGTAGATAATTGGGGGACCAAGTGGGATGTTGATAGTGATGGTCTGGAGCTTGTTGAATATGAGGACGGAACGGCAGAGATTACGGGTGGCTTCGCCTCAGCATGGGCCCCGCCTATCAAAGCATACGAGAATTTCTTTGACATAATGCCCGACTGCTCCATTGATGCCTCCTACCACGAACCAGGGATGGACTTTGGTGGCTATTGGAGCAATGGCAACGAAGAGCATCTCGATGGACTTCGGGACGAGTACGAACTACCAGAGGCCGAGCGCTCGCCTCTATTTAATCGACTTGATGAGCAATACGCACTGTGTGAAGAGTTTGCCATGTGGGATGAAGAATAGTCCTTGACAGGAACACCAGACTTAGTTAATATGATTGCAGAAAGTCGGAGGAGACGACATGGCTTATCTTCACAAGAATGACCTCGTTATTATCAGGACTGGCACAGGTGAGACAATTCAGTCTCGTGTCGTAGATATTAGCTTCCGTAGATATCGAAAGAGGGTGCGTGACCGTCAGACAGGGGAGGAGAAGATGGTCACAAAGGCGATGCCCTATGCAGTGTGCAACGTGTTCCTTGGAGCTAAGATGGGAACAGAGTTCCTCATCCCCGGCTACAAGCTTCGCAACGAGAAGAAGGATAGCGAAAAGCTGCTGGTCCTCAAGGACCAGTACGCCACTGAGTTCGACAACGGCTTTGACTCTTGGGTCACTAAGATGCTGGCCGAGAGCAAGGAAAAGCGAAACAAGAAGCAAAATAATCCTTGACAGGAGAGTGCGATGAAGACTATCATCCATGTAAATCAGCACATTATCAAGAGCAACAGAAAGAACAACACCAATGAGCCGTGCCTAACGGTGAAGACATACAAGGACAATAGGTACACTTCAGATGCCATTATCCGAGATGAGACTGGTCGAGAGGTTGCCCGTGTAGTATATCGTCCCCACAAGCCACTAAGCTGTGGGGCACACTGTTGGATTGAAACTAAATTTAAGGTTGACACCGAGTGATGCCACATGTAGGATACAGCAAGAATCCTTACCTCAGCCTAGAGGTTGGAGCGCTTGTGACCCCAAGAAGAGGAGAGCCATACAGAAAGAAGCGACAGGTGGGCACCGTCATTGAAAAGGGCGAAGAGAAGGTGAAGATTCACTGGCACAATCCTGTAGAAGACGAGCCCGTGCAAAGCACAATATCTGTCCACATTGCTGAGAAAATACTTGACAACCTTTAATCGCTTTGATAATATATAGAAAATAAAGCGAGGTGATACCATGGATGAGCGAGTGAAGGTCATGTTTCTAGAGAGAGACTATTTTATTCTTAGGGAGGGCTTGCGTAAGCTTGAAGGTATCATCCGCAATGTGGAGACACACTATGGTGTCATTCTCGGTGGCGAAGAGATTAAAAGCCAGCTGAAGAATCTTCTTGACTCCACAGCACAAAGGCGCTATATTGATTACAACGATAGCGAAAAGAAGGAAACCACAGACCTTGCTGACCTCATGCAGGGTGTTGACAGCTTTGGATTCTAACATGAAGCGCACTAAGACTAGGAACTGGCTCGCTGTCCATGCACACAATCGTCGTGCAGGGCATCATGTTGACCGCAAGAAGCAGGCTAACAAGCGCGCCTGTCGTGGAAAGGTGCGCCATGATTAGAGACTTCAACGGGGATGCCACAACGCCTAGGCGACGTGCAAAGGAACTGTGCTATGAGATGCTCGTTGCCTTCTCAGAGCAGTGGCGTGAGTGTCTGGATGAAGAGACAGACGCACCCCTCTGCGAGGGCAACACAGAAAGAGAGAAAGGCGAGATAGACTCGCAACTAGCTAAAATTGCAGAACAATTTAGAAAGTATCACAACATTTAATTTTATCCTTGACACCTCCATCGAACGGTGTAATAATAATTGCACAAACAACGGAGAGCGACATGAAGATTCAAACGCCCCAAGAGCAGATGAGCCTAGTCAATTCAGTTATGATTATCGAAGGGAATGTTCCCGCAGAGCGTGAAGAGCAGATTGCAGCCTGGCAGCATCTCATTGACACCGGTATTGTCTGGCAGCTTCAGGGCTCATACGGCAGGGGTGCTATGTCTCTCATCGAGCAGGGTATCTGTGAAGGGCCGGTGAAGGCGTGAACAGCGTTACCATTCCTGTGCGGAAGCTGCCCACCCGGTTCCTGTGCTATCGACCCGAATGTGGGGGCTGGGCTCACATTACCAGCGATGGGAACGGGGAAGACGAGGTTTGCCTCTCCGAGGAACAGATTGTTTCTTCCTTGACAGTGGCGCTGCGTGACCTACAGGATGCTCAAAAGAGAGTAGATGGTCTGCGAATGTTTGTTCGCAAGCTTGGGGTTGACGAGGAGGATGCTGTCTGATATGTTTCTTCTCGACAAGGTGATGCAGATAGGGCTGTCGCAGCGAGCAGTCTTGATTCTTGCATTGCAGTATATCCGCTATTTAGGCGAGGAACATGGGATTGACGCAGAGGAAGGCTTTCTAGAAAAGTTGAGGAGCATTGCAAAATATTCTTGACACCCCCAGAAAGCCCTGCTAAAGTAAATCCAGAAATCGAGGAGGCCACATGAGCTATATCGAAGACTATGACCAGACCATTGCCGTGCTTGCAAACGAGGCATGGTGGGAGAGCAAAGACAACGGCACCGACCTCGACTCCCTTGTGAGCAATGCAGCAGATAGGTACACCTCTGTGTGGGGCGATGCTGAGACTGTTATGCGGTTCACAGAGAATCCAGAAGCACTCTGGAACGTGCTGGGGGAGATGGCCCCTGAGCAGACTGAAAGCTATCGGACTGTCATTCGGACTATCGCATTCTACGCCCTTCGGCAGGATGTCTTCGATGTTATCTCGAAGAGGGAGGCTGTATGGGAGCAGGAGTGGCATGAAAAGAATCATGCAGGCTTGACATTCGATGACTACTATGACATCATTGTGGGGTATGGTATCCCACACAGTAATAACGAGACACCCGAGAATGTTGTGGAGGTCCTGCGTGGTGATGGGTTCGTGAAGTCAGAAGAGGACTACGACAACGCATACGAAGCAGCCCGTGACTTGAAAGATGACGGGGCATACTAAAATAATTCTTGACAACCCACAAGCACTCAGCCATAATAATTCCAGAAAGCGAGGCAGATGATGACTAAGGCAGAGGCTCTTGAGTTTTGGAAGCGATATCATCTCCCAGCCATCCGAGAGGTTGAGTGCTTGTGGGGCAGGGGCAGTGGAAAGCCCAACCGCACCATGCGTGTCAAGGATTGGAACGGCTTTGTGGACCAGCTTTGTGCAGAGGGCAAAATCACCGTTGGTCGACGTTGGGCCATCCCAAAGGTTGTTGGCGGATGACAAAATAATCCTTGACAATCCCAACCTCACCAGGCATAATGAGTGCAGAAAGTGAGGGAGCGACATGACCAGAGAAGAAGCAAACAAAGTTCGCATCGGTTCCTTGGTGCAGTACACTCACATTGGAAGGTGGGAGACGGAGAAGTGCTTGGGCCTCGTGACAAGCGAGACATCCTGCTATGCCCAGAACATGTATGCGGATGTTCACTGGTTCGATGGAACCTCTCACGGGGTACACCCTCTTCTCAATTCAAACCTTTCTCTGATTAATGCTTGACATGGCAAAGAAGACAATGTACATTGCGGTATTCAAGAGGGGCGACCTTCAATACCATGTAACCAACCAGACGTGGCCGGGGATTCTCGCACAGTGCAACTACGAGTTGAAGGTGGGAGGAGAGAAAACAAAAGTCACGTATCTAGGGGATGCAGCAGACCTTCCGCAGGAAGAGAAATAATCCTTGACAAGTAGATAACACCGTGACATGATAAGGACATCACAACGGAGGACCACATGTACTACGTAGTTCAACTTGTCCGAGAAGCAACAATCGAAGATTGCACATTCCAGAAGGAAGTGTTTCTTCCATGGGTCCATATCTACGCTCACAATGAAAAGGCGCTGCAGAAGAAGATAGATATTCTTCTTGAGCATATGCCAGGAGTTGTTGTAGAGTATACAGAGGAAGCAGCAGACACCTACGACCTCGACCCACCAAAGGTGTATGTCTGAGAAATAATCCTTGACAACCTAGAGACACCCTGATAGAGTACAAACACAAACTGAGGAGGCCAATCATGGCAAAGCGAAACACCGGACAGTTCACTTCTACTATCTACATCGACAACAGCAACTACGACCGCCTCGCCTCTGGAGAGATGGGTCTCCGAACAGGCCAGTGGGTCAAGTTCGCATGGTGTAGCAATCGCTCCCGCTATGTCGGTAGCAGGCATGGTATCATCTATGCTGCACACTATCCCAACACTTCCAACGAGCGAGTGCAGAACATGGCTGATTCTTTCAGGGATGATGCCAGGTCCGAGCGTCGTCGTCGGGCAGGAGTTGTTATCTCCTAGAAATTTCTCTTGACATTCCCAGCGGACTCCGCCATAATGGTTGCACAAGTTGAGGAGAGCACATGAAAGAAAAGTTCATTGTGACAGGTGTGGAGCGCATGACCGGACGACGGTTTGTAATTGGACCGACAAACGAGTTTCATGCAATGTGCATCAATCTATGGCGGGGCTCCGTATGGGAAGTCGTTGACGGCAAGCGCAAGCTGGTGAAGAGGGTTTGGAACGTATGACAAGGAAGCACTTCAACGCAGTAGCAGAAATCATTAAGGCACAGGACCTTACATACGACCAGCGCGAGCAGTTGTCGCTCGACTTCGCAAACTACTTCAGGAATGAGAACCCCCGGTTCGATATCCAGCGGTTTGTGAATGCTTGTCGAAAATAAAACTTGACGCCAGAAATTTTCTCACTTATAGTATGTTCACAACGTCGAAGGAGACAGCATGTATCAGCTCTTGACCTTTCACCAGTGGATGGAAGAAGTAGACCAGATTCTCGTAAACCACATTGGCTTCTCTTCCGAGGACCTTCGCGACAGAATGTGGCGTGACTCCTACGATGCAGGAGACCTCCCAGCAGAGGCAATCGAGGACCTAGTTGGCCCCCTCGATGACATCGAGCAGATGATGAGCAACGAGCTATACGGATAGGAGACAGCATGGCAAAGGTGACAGTGAGCGACCTTCTCGACTATCTCGACTACTGCTTTCGGGATATCAATTTTAATTATCGGGCCTTGACAGACACCGAGCAGCGTGCTATCTCTAGGAACACGTTCGAGAGAGTCTCGACCCTCATCACAAGTAGGAACGGACACACCCTCGAACTCCCAGAGGAGGAGCCCATGGAGCAGGAGCTTGTCACCTTCTATCCGGCAGGAACCATGGGCAACATCATCGCATCGGGAAAGGGGCACAACATTTAATCCTTGACAGCCCCAGAGTAGTTTGCTACATTGGTAACACGATAAGGAACCCATTCACCCCAAGGGGGAACAATGACCTACCGCGAAGCAGTGCGAGACTTCAACAAAATCATCTCTCTCAAGAGTATATTCTGCGAGGACGGCAATGTGCCAGACGCCGAAGCCCGCCAGGTGTGGCGGTGCGTCCTGCGGCTCGCCGAGAGAAAGGGGCGCATCTTCATCGACTCGTGCGAGGAGTGGCCTTTTCCGGCGGCAACATAAAATAATCCTTGACAGGCCAAGCCATCCTTGATACTATTGCTTCACAGTCGAGATGAACCCCGGCAACAGGAAATAAAATATGCACATCGATGACCACATGGCACAGAACATTCGGGAAGCATACCGCAAGGCAATCCTCACTATCTTTGGGGTGGATGACTATATCAAGGAGGCAGTGCAGACAGACGTACACCATGGATGCGAAGCACCGGGCCAGTGGAACCCCACGTCTATCCTTGAAATTTATTGTGAGGGTGGTATACCTAATGCCACAGACATGTTCGACCCGGGATGGTACGGAAGCCCAGGAGAGGTCAGCTACAATTCGGAGAAGTGGCACAGTATTGACAAGCTTGCATGCAGTTTGCTTGGCTTGCCAGAGGGAACATTCTTTCACACTCCCTACAACAGTGCAGTGGTGAATGTGTTTGCGGGATGACAAAATAATTCTTGACAACCAAACAGACCTTCGATACTATTAGTGAGTAACCAGGAGAGACAACATGTCGACACGATACACCCAGGACGAACTCGTAGCCTTTGTTCAGATTTGGCAGACTTCTACTTGTATGAATCAGGCACTCGAACGTATCCTGGCTTGCGACGTTCATCGCAACCCCTCCTCCACTTCGTGGTCTTCAGAAGAAAGCTACATGAGGGGCCGGGCTTCTTTCCTCCGCTCGAAGGGTATCAAGCTCAAGCGCCTTCCGTCTTCACTAAAGAAGGCAGTCGACTATGGTGAGCTTCGGGCAATTGCAGCCTCACCCCTTAACAAGCCTTGCAAGTGTTAGGAATTGAAGGGGGAGACAAAATAATTCTTGACAGGAACAAACAGCCTTGATAGTATTGCTCCACAGTCAAACGAAAGCAGCGGGAGGACAAAATAAATGTACATGATTCTAAACGAAGGTGTACCTATCTCACGCTATGAGTATGGTGGCCAGGTATATGAGACGGTCGATGAAGTCTGCGAGACTGTAGGGGAACTAGACAGACGCTTCCGTTCCCAGTTTGGATGGTCTCAGGCAGTTACTCCCTATACTGTCTCTCTGGCTCCAGAAGCTGATGTGGAAATAATTCTTGACACCAGAGACTAGCCCTGGTAAGATACATTCAGAAAGTGGAGGAACCCATGGCAATCGTGAAGACCGTATTCATCGTGAATGAGCAGGCCCCCTTCGAGGACAATGTGAACGTGGCTGTCTTTGCCACAAAGAAGGGTGCATTGCGCAGGAAGTTTCGGATTCAGGAGTATCACCCAGACAACTCTGTCTGGATTGTCGAAGCTGACCTGAATCTGGC